CACATGGAAGTAAACCAAACATATCAGGTAAAGTTTATGATGCATATTCATATGGAGTAGATGTAAATGGTTACTTAGATTATGAAGCAATACGTACTAAGGCAGTAGAAGTTAAACCTAAAATGTTGATAGCTGGTGCAAGTGCATATTCAAGAATAATAGACTGGAAGAAGTTTAGAGAAATAGCTGATGAAGTTGGAGCAATACTATTAGTAGATATGGCTCATTACTCTGGTCTTATCGCAGGTGGAGAATATCCTAACCCAGTTGAGTATGCCGATGTAGTAACTTCAACAACTCATAAAACTCTAAGAGGACCGAGAGGTGGGATTATTATTTGGAATAACTCAGAGTACACAAAGAAAATAAATGGAGCAATATTTCCTGGAACTCAAGGTGGACCACTAATGCATATAATTGCTGCAAAAGCACAATGTTTTATAGAAGCAAATACTGATGAGTTTAAAGAGTATTGTTCTCTGGTAAAAGAAAACGCAAACCATATGTGTGATATATTCAAAGAAAATGATATACCGATTCTAACAGATGGAACTGATTCACATTTAATTCTAATTGATTTATCAAGTAAAAAACATAGTGGAAGAGTAATTGCAGATAGGTTAGAAGAAAATGGTATTACAGTTAACAAAAACGGTATACCTAATGATCCAAGAACTTTTATAGAAACAAGTGGTATACGAATAGGAACAGCAGCCGAAACAACAAGAGGTCATACAAGAAATTGGTTTAGAGAAGTTGCAAGACAAATAAGTAAAGTAATAAATGAAAAATAGAAATAAAGAAATAGAAAAAATAGCTGATGAAATCTCATTTAGATTATTAGCTACACGTAATCATGCAGATTATGAATGGTTATATAGTAAATTAGAAACTACTATACACCCAATTAAATCGGCACTTAGAACTTATTGGAACTTATTTTTTAAAAATAAATAAAGATGAAATATAAATTTACAGACACCCTAGGCATTGCCGTAATAACTCCAGACGTATTCCACGATTTTAGAGGAGAGTATATTGAGACTTGGAACGTAGAAAATTATAAAATCTTTCACGGCGTAGAATTTAAACAAGATGATATAAGTACATCTGGTAAGCATACACTAAGAGGTTTACATGGAGACTTTACTACTTGGAAATTAGTATCTTGTTTGTACGGATCACTCCTGCAAGTGGTAGTGGATATGAGACCTAAAAGTAAGACATATTTAAAGCATGAGATGTTTAGCATCAATGATAAGAATAGAAACCAAGTACTAATCCCACCAGGCTTTGCTAATGGGCATTTAGTTATGAGTGACTTTGGTATATTCTCCTATAAGCAATCAACTCTATATAAAGGAGCATCTGAACAGTTTACTGTAAGATGGGATGATCCTAAAGTAGGAATAGAGTGGCCTATTAATAACCCAATTCTTTCTTCGAGAGATAAAAATGCAAAAGCGATATGAAAAATAAAGTCCTAATTACAGGTGGAGCAGGCTACATAGGTTCGGTACTAACACAGGAGTTACTTAACCACGATTATCATGTAACAGTATTAGATAACCTGGCATACAAACAAACGTCATTGTTACACGTATGTAATGATAGAAACTTTATATTTGTTAAGGGAGATGTTACAAATAAAGCTTTACTTCAACATTTAGTTTACAAAGCTGATATTATTATTCCTCTAGCAGCTATTGTAGGAGCACCAGCTTGTGATGCTAATAAAGAACTGGCTACTGCTATTAACTTTACTCAAATTAAAAACATAGTAGACATCTTAACAGATGATCAAAAAATACTAATGCCTAATACTAACAGTCAGTATGGTAGTTCAAAAGATATAATTACAGAAGATAGTCCATTCAATCCTTTATCACATTACGCAGTAACTAAGTGTAACGCAGAGGATTATATAATGAAAAATACTAACGGTATATGTTTACGTTTAGCAACTGTATTCGGTGCATCTCCTAGAATGAGAACAGACTTATTAGTAAATGATTTTGTTTATAAAACAATGACAGAAGGAGTATTAGTATTATTCCAATCTAAATTTAAAAGAAACTATATACACGTAAGAGATATAGCTCAAACATTCCTATATTGTATCGAAAACTACGGGTACTTAAAAGGAGAGGTATTCAATGTAGGGTTATCAGATGCTAACCTTAATAAATTAGAATTAGCTAATGAAATTAAAAGGTACTTTAATAAGTTAGTTATAATTGAAAATGAATTCTCTGCAGATTTTGATAACAGAAACTATATTGTATCGAATAAGAAGTTAGAAGCAACTGGTTGGAGTCCTAAATACAGTATTGGAGACGGTATTGCAGAACTTACACAAGCTTATGAAATGGTTATAAACGATAATAATAAAAAATACACAAACCTTTAATAATGAGAATTATAGTTACAGGTGCAACAGGTTTTGTTGGTAGACATTTAGTTCCTAAGTTAAGAGCATTAGGTCATTCTGTAATGGAATACGACTCTAAAACTCTAAATAGACTAAGGATCGTTGAAGGTCTTCATCCAGTAGACTATATAATACATTTAGCTGTAAAAACAGCAGCAGGAGGTTACTGTCAAACTCATTCCGGAGACCAGTATCTAATTAATAATGAGATTAACTCACTAGTTATGAGTACTTGGAAGAAGGACTTCCCTAAAGCAAAGATGATAACGTTTGGTTCTTCATGCTCTTATGATAAAAATATCGTTAAAACTGAAGACAATTACCTTAAAGGTGAAGTAGAAACTGGATACGAAGTATACGGAAACGTAAAGAGAAACTTACTCATAGGATTAAAAGCTATGAAACAGCAATTCGATATGAAGTATTCATTTCTAATACCATCTGTATTCTACGGACCAGAGTATGACTTAGATGATAAGCATTTTATATTTGATCTTATACGTAAAATAGTAGAAGCTAAAGAAGGAGGCCCAGCAGTAACACTATGGGGAGACGGAAAACAGACAAGAGAACTAATCTATATTGACGATGCAGTCGATATTATTATTAATGCTATGGTTTGGAATCTTGAGATAGTAAACTTATCAAGCGGTAAAGAGTACCCAATACAGGAATATGCTGAAGCTATATGTAATATAGTTGGCTACGATAAGAGATTTATAAAGTATGATACTACTAAGTTCGTAGGATCTAAAAGTAAGAATTTAATTAACTCACATCTAAAGTACTTTCCTTTTACTCCAATTGAGGAAGGTCTTAAGAAGACAATAAAATATTATTATGAAAATAGGATCAGTAGTCGTAAATAGAAACGATGGGTATAAGGATTACGAAAGAGGTATAATACATTTTAAAGCAGCTTTGAGTTCTTTTGATGAAGTAACCTACATTGACTGGAACTCTCCAACAGGTTCTTTTCTATGGGAAGTACAAGATAAACTTCCGGAGACAGGTAAGCTTAAGCATTTTGTTATACCTCCTCATGTAGTAGAGTACATAGTTCCTGTAGAAGATGCTCAACTGTGTAACGAATCTCTAAGTAGAAACATTGGAATAAGACGTTCAGAATGTGATTGGATAGTATCTACTAACATAGACATTATTCCTCCTAAGAGAGAGGACCTATTAAAGCTTATTGCAGGACTGGATAAGGATACCTTCTATACTATCTCCAGACGAGAAGCACCAAAGGATGTAGTATACAAATACGGACATGAGAAGTTTGAAGAGCTAAGAGATGAACTCTATAACACCATACCTGAAAGAAGGTTTCCTGCTAAAGTTACTCATAACGATGAGTTCAGTTTAATTAACTGCTGTGGTGATTTTCAAATAGCTCATAAAGATGTATGGAATAAGATTAGAGGCTTTGAAGAGAGGATGCACTATGCATGCTTTGTAGATACTAACGTACAAAAGAAAGCTGTACTTAATGGGTTTAAGTTAGTAGACTTATATGATCCACCTTTATTTCATATGGAGCATGGAGCTTACTACACTAAGGCTGATGGAAGCAGAGTACAGGACGAAGAAAACAAAGGAGCACATACAGGAGACGCAAAAGCATACAATAATGTTTATGAATGGGTTGAGATCTTTTCAGCAACAAGAAACGATGAGTCATGGGGCTTATCAGAAACAACAATAGATTTCGAAAATTTTTAATTTAAACCAACTATTTATTATAGTAAAAAGAACTTCACATGAGTAAAATAGAAAACCTAGTTAAAGAGGTATTATCCGAAGCTGCAAAGATTAATTTTGCAGGTCATAAATTCCTATTGAAGATCGATGTTAACGAAGACCCACAAAAGAAAGGTCTTAAGATTCAATTTCTACCAACACAATTTGGTGGAATTACTACTACAGAGCAAAACGATATAGCTATCGAATTAGAATCTAGACTTGAAAAAGGTTTAGCAGCTTATGAGCTTAGAGTAGAAAGAGATAGAAATCTTAAGGACAAAACTATTATTGGTTTTTTTGTATACATCGAATATTTTGACAAGATTGTTCGTAAAGCACTTTCCGGTCAAAATGCTGACATAGGAAATAGTGATGAAGAATAAAAAGGATATACACAAAGTACTTAAAAATTCCCTTAACCTTACCTTTAGTATTAGAGCGTTAAGCCCTACACCTGAGCAAATAGAAAAAAGCTTATTTGTAGAAGCACTCGATACTATGGTACAGATTCAAGACCGTACAGAGTTTATGATATCAGAACTTGGTATCGATACAATCTCTTACGAAGACAAATACTATAGGGTTATTGAAAATCTGTTTAAGATTAACTTCAACGAACAACAACTTTCATTAATCCAGATGTACCTGTACGATCTTATCATAGATAAAGAATGGGATGGAACGATAGAATTGGACTCAAAAGATGATGAAGATCCAAAGATTATGGACTTTAAAAAAGCGACAGAGGTATGGAATGTAATAAATCTTTTTAAAGATTAGTTGCCAGACCCACTTATAGTTCGTATATTAAGGTATAATTAAAAAGGTTATAATATATGCAAAACTTAAAAATGATTCCTTGCCCTAGATGTGGCGAAGATTTCCCCGAACTTAGGAAGACTCAATATGGATATAACTTCTGTGTTGAATGCTCAGATGTAGAAGGAGTAGTAGGTGTTACTACAGTAGAAGGAAGTGGTGACCATACCTATAACGGTTTAATCATTATGGAAAAATCTCAATTTATAGAATTAGCTAAACAAGAAGCTAACTTAATGGGACGTAAAGCACCAGATCCTATCGAACTTTTAGAGATGGACAGAGATGAAACTGAAGCATCTCAATCTATAAAGGAAAAAGTAATTAAGATATTAGATGAAGATTTACCTACTGGTATTACTAATAACGATGCTGATCCAAATGATGATGAAGTTCAAGGTCTTATAAAAGGAATTGACTATTAATGGCAAGACCTTCTAAAATAATAACTAAGGAAGATCTTCTCCGTGCACAGAAAGTAACACGATCTAATATGGCAGCAGCCAGATACCTACACGTATCTTATAATCACTATAAGAAGTACGCTAAGATGTATAAAGACGATGACGGTGTTACGTTACTTCAGGTTCACATGAATCAATCAGGAGAAGGTATTCCTAAGTTTGCTATTGCTGGTATAGATAATATACCTTTAATGGATGTTTTAGAAGGTCGAGTTCCAATAGAACATTTTGATGCTAGGAAGATTAAAGCAAGGTTATTGAGTGAAGGTAAGTTAGTAGAAGTATGTGCTAAATGTGGTTTCGCTGAAAGAAGAGTAACAGATCTTAAAATACCAGTTATACTTAACTTCAAAGATGGTAATAAAAAGAATTGGCACTTAGATAATTTAGAGTTCCTCTGCTATAATCATTCTTTTCTTTATGCAGCATCTCCTATAGATGAGAAACGTGCAGAGGCAATGGAAGATTACGTAAGAACTAAAGATGACGAGCCTGATTGGGAGTTAGATGAACATCATATAGAGCATTTAAGAGAGTTAGGACTGTTTCAAGAAGAGAAACCAGGTGAAGAATTTATCTCTAGAAAATAAAACTATTTATTTGTATGAAAAAGAAATTATCTACATTTAAAAAGAAGAAACCTTTAGAGAGAAAAATAGCTGATGACTTAGTTAGGACTCATGAACGTAATGAAAAGTTACGAGATAAAAATATCAATACATCATTCTTAGATTTATTTTAATTTAAAAAAAGGTTATGAAATATTTAATTGGACTAACAAGTAAATTTGTTGGATTGTTACTAATTGTATCCCTATTGGTAGCGTTTAGCACTTACCGTACTCGACTTATTAAAGTAGTACCATTAGAATTATCAATCAAACCTGCTGTGGTAACTATAGTAGTTCCAGAAATTAAACCAGTAGAGATAATAATTGCAACGAATAGACATGAAGACTTTCTAAATGCCATTGGGTTTAAAGAATCTGGTAACCGGTACGATATTGTTAATAGGTTCGGCTATATGGGAAGATACCAATTTGGTAAACGTACTCTTAGGTGGTTAGGGTTTAAAATGTCTAAAGAAGAGTTCTTAAACTCTCCTAGAATTCAGGAAGAAGCAATGCATACGTTACTAACTGCTAATAAAAAATCACTTCAAAAGTATATTGATAAGTACGGTGGAACATATCATAATGGAATACTGGTAACTGAATCAGGTTTACTAGCAGCAGCACATTTAGGAGGTTCCGGAAGCGTACGTAAATGGTTTAGGACTGGTAAGATTAGAAAAGATGGTAACGGAGTAAAAATTACTACTTACATGACAAAGTTTTCTGGTTATAAGTTGGTACTTCCCTAGATATTTCTTATATTAAGGTATAGTTAAAAGATAAAATAAAGGTTATGTCAGAGAAAAAAGGACTCTTAGAAAAAATGCGATACGAATTTCCTACTGAAGCAGTATTGGAAGTTCAAATTAAAGGTACTTGGTATAGAACTACCTCAAGAGAATTTAGATCATTTGATGGTCATAGGAGGTATACTAAACCTGTTCAGCAACCCGGACTTGGGATGAAAGACTTAGATAGTTTAGAGTTTGTTACTACTTGTTTTGATGATGGACCTCTATATATGTTTAACTCTAATAAGGAAGTACGTAAGCTATGGGATGAAAAGATGGTAGCAACACCATACATGGATAAGATTAACGCAACATCAGCAAGCAGAGGATAATATGAAAACATTTAATTTTAAGTCACCAGAGGAATTTAAAGGAGTGTTCAGTAATGATAGTCAAGAGATTACAGACGCTATCGTTAAAGCTATATCAAAAGCTGTAAAGCTTCAGAAAGATTCAGCTGATATGTTTGCAATATCATTCGGTGACGAAGATCTTGAATATGAGATTAGTCTTCCTAAAAATCAATTTGAATTAGCTCTAACTAAATGCTTAGAGAATTATCATTCATGGAAAGAAAGTGATCAAGCAATAGATACTTACTTACTATTAAAAGAAGTTAAGACATGGAACACAACAGAGTTGTAGAGTTTAACGGTAAAATGTACATACTTGTTAGGACTATTAAAGAAACACAAGTAAATGGTAACTTAGAAGGTTTAAAAGCCTGGAAGGAACGATTAAACTGCGACCATGTATTAAAGACTCAAGGTCACTATTTAATGGTAAGGTATATAGACGATATAGAGTGGGAAGAAATATAAAAGAAAGTCACTTTAAAAGTTGCCTACTAACTTAATAATTCGTATATTTAAGTATAAGATTAATAATTAAAAAGGTTATAATATGTCAGATGTAATTTTAGATTTAAGTGGTCAGCAAGAGTACATGACCAAAGCACAGTTAAAGAAAGTATGCCCCTTGGCATTCGCTGAAACTCCAACTAACCCTGAAGTTAGTGGAAAGTATTTATTCGTTAATACTGAAACTATAGTAGACGATTTAGATAAATTAGGTTGGCAACCAGTCCAAGCTGCTCAAAGAAAAAGTAGAGGAAAGTCTACTATCTTTAGTAAGCATATGGTTGCTTTCCAGAACCCAGGAATTAAGATTAAAGGATCAGATGGAGATGATTCATATCCTAGAATTATTATGACGAACAGTCATGATGGTATGCAAGCATTTAAATTCTCTGTGGGTATTTATCGTTTAGTTTGTTCTAATGGTTTAGTAATTGCCGATGAAGAGTTTTCTGATTTTAAAATTAAGCATAAAGGATATTCCTTTGAGGAGCTTAGAGGGGTAGTTAATGATGCAGTAGCGGACTTACCTAACAAAGTAGAAGTACTTAATACTATGAAGCAAAGGATACTAACTGAAGATGAGAAAGCTAAGTTAGCATTAGATGCAATGTTGGTTAGAGCTGGTATTGCACCAGGGTCAGAGAAAGCTAAAGAGTTTAACTATGACGATGCTACAATAGAAGATATATTGCAACCTAAAAGATCAGCCGATGAAGGAGATGATTTATGGAGAGTGTTTAATGTAATCCAAGAGAAGATTACTCAAGGAGACTTCCATGCAGCTTTAACAGGAGCGAAAGTTAGAAAGGTTCGTAAGATTAAGTCATTCGAAAAAGACTTGAAAGTAAATAAAGAACTTTTTAAACTAGCTACGGCACTCGTATAATATGACGAATCAAAGAGAAGAATTTAAGAAATGGTGGAAACACCTACTTAAGCAAATGGTTAGGGATAGGAGACTGTCCCCAGCCGAACGCTTTGGTACTAGGATAGGGTATATGGGAGTAGGATTTTTGATAGCAGGTCAGTGGACCTTATCTCCTCCGATGTACGTATTAGGATTTAGTTGTGTGTTAGTGCAAGTATCAATCCGTAAACAATGGAACTTAGTTGCTTTACAGCTTAACGGATTAGCAGCTTGGACTATACATTTTATTAAGTCCTTTTTATAAATTATAATTAAAAATACAAGTTATGATGAATAAACTAATAATAGCAATTCTAATAGGAACAACTCTATCAGCTCAGCCTGTTGAACCAATAGATTCATTTGCATTGCCTCCTATTCCAACGCTACCACAACCTGAGATTTATGTATTCATACCTAATGTTATAACACCAAATGGTGATGGTATTAATGATAGATTTGAATTGATACTACAACCTAACTATAAAGTTGTAATAAAGGTATACTCAAGATGGGGTAATTTAATTTATAAATCAGATGACTATCAGAATGATTACTCAGCAATGGGTGTTTCAGATGGTGTTTATGCATTCCATGTTCGTGTTTACGATGGGAATAGATATAGAGATTTTAATAAGATGATAACAATAATAAAATAATAAAACAAGTTATGAATGAAGAATATTACTTTCCAACAGTAAAGGTTAATGCTAAAGTAGCAGAGCTAGTTGAAGAAGGTCAGTACATGGAAATGGGTGGATACAGATATGAAAGACTATCTAGGAAGCCTAGAGGCAGGAGCATCGCTCGTAGACTTCGAAACGAAGAAACTCAAACTAGAATTATAGTATACAAGTAATGGTTAAAGTTACTGATTTACTTTTAGGTATCAGCTGCTTTACAGTAGCTCATGTTCTTACTTTCTTTCAATTAAATGGTCAATTTCTTAAGACAGATTGGTTTAGAAAGAATGAATTCTTAGTTGCAGCAGCAGGAATTATCCTATCTTATTTCTATATTTGGGGAACTAAGTATACTGTTTCCGGAACCGATAGTTTACTTTGGCCTGCTAGATTTATAGGCTTTGGTGTTGGTATGGTAATTTATGCTGGGTTTGTCAGTTACTTCTTTAAGGAAGGGTTTACTTCAAAAACATTAGTTAGTTTGATACTAGCATTAATATTAATCTGCGTACAAGTACTATGGAAAACAAGTTAGATAAAGATTACCAATTATTACTTGGTTACATTCTAGGTAACGGTAGTGAAAAAGCAGATAGAACAGGCACAGGTACTGTATCTATATTCGGATGTCAGATAAGACATGAAATGTCAGATGGTTTTCCTCTTCTCACTACTAAGAAGATGGCAGTTAAGACTATGATGACTGAATTGAAGTGGTTCCTTAAAGGGGATACTAACATTAAGTACTTAGTTGAGAATGGATGTAAGGTATGGAATGGTGATGCTTATAAGAAGTATAAAGAAAACGGTGGTAAATTAGAAACTGAGGTTGAGTTTATAGATAAGATTAAAGGATGTGATAAGTTTGCTTCTAAGTGGGGTGAGTTAGGACCTATATACGGTAAGCAATGGAGAGATTGGAACGGAAAAGACCAAATCAAAGAACTTATTAAAAACTTAAATGAGAACCCTGATAGTAGAAGATTAATGGTATCAGCTTGGAACGTAAGTGAGTTAAGTTCGATGACCTTACCTCCATGTCATTACGGATTCCAAGTTTATACAAGAGAGTTATCTCCAATGGAAGTATTGGAACAAGCGAAGAAAGATGGTATATGGGATGATGGATCTAGTTTTGATGCTAAAGATGAATTTAGTAAGAATTCTGATGGAGAATTATTCCATGAATACCTTAGTAGAATTCAATGTGATTATAAAACTAGAGCTATATCTCTAATGTGGAATCAAAGATCTGTAGATACATTCTTAGGTCTTCCTTTTAATATTGCATCGTACGGATTACTATTAGAGCTGTTAGCAATACAGGTAAATATGGTACCAGATGAGTTGATAGGTAACTTAGGAGATACTCATTTATATTCTAATCATAAAGTACAAGCAGCTAAACAATTGGAAAGAGAAGGATATGACTTACCTAGAATTAAACTATCTAATGTAGATATACTAGAAGGTCAATTTGATTATGAGTTAATTAATTACAACTATCATCCTACTATCAAAGCAGCGTTAAGTAATTAGAAAGTAGTACTAGCAAGCTATTTATGTAAGATAAACAGAACTATTAATATATTTTAAAACAAGGTAAGTAACAAATGCAACAACTAGGTAAGTATCAAGACGAAAGAGCACACGATCAACTTATAGAAAAAATATTAGACCTTAAAATGAGCAAGATTCAGACCCAAGGTACTAAGCTACAGATACAGAGATTACAACAGGAATTAGAAGACGTAGAAGCTAGATTAGATATATGATAGCACTACAAAACGCAACGATTTATTTAATGTTAGGTGCAATTTGGACAGGATGGTTCGAAATGTATACTACTAAAGAACTCCCTCCTCCTTATAACCAAGACTGGTCTAATAAAGAAAGGATATATCATATTACTACATGGCCTATAAGTTTGGTTGTTTTTACTATCGCTTTCATAAAAGAAGTAATGAAACAAAATAAAAAATAGTCACTTAAATAGTTGCCTTACATAGTTATTTTTCGTATCTTTACATAGTAAGAGGGTGAGGAAATAACCTCATCTTAAATCACAAAAGGTTATGGCAAAATTAATTAACATCACGAACATTAGAACAGTAGACATCATCAACAACGATCACTACGAAAACACACCTGGTAAATTCAGATTTATTACTAAATGTAAAGCAGGTTACTTCACATGTAATGACGCTAGAGATTTTGATGATAAGAGATTATTTGATAATCCATCAGCAGTTCTAAGTACTTATAAAAAAGGAGCATTACATACAGTAGAATATAAGCCAACAGGATCAGATCACTTCTTTACAGTTTTTGCTAAGAAAGGTAATAACGTAATTATGATGGATGAGGCTATTATGAGAGGATTAGAAGTTGGAACTGTTAATCAATTATGGTTCAATACTAATTTATATAACTCAAATCAATATAGAGCAGTCAATTCTAAGACTTGGGCTAGTAAAGTATTTGTAATGAACGAAGTTAAAGTAGAAGATCTAGAGCCTGTTATTGCAGGAGTAGATTTCTCTGAGTCACTATCACAATTAGCAGCTCTTTAAAAAGAGTTACTAAGATAGTTGCCTCCTTGAGGTATTATTCGTATATTAAGGTATAATAAGAAAGATAAAAATAAAGGTTATGACAAAAGTAGAAATTATTGAGCAAATCATCGCAACGAAAAAAGTAGAATTAACTGAAGCGTATAATACTAAAAAGAAGTATAACGATAAAGTAGTTAATCCTGGATATCTAGCAATTACGCAGAAATTCTTTAACGGATTTACAACTGAAGAAGTCTACGTTAAAGTATCTAACGATGGAGAGTCTATTACATTCTTACGTCCTTGTGAGGAATCTAAATACGATAAAGAAGTAATGAACCTACGGTTAAGAACTGACTGGAGAACTGAGGAGATAACAGACCTAACAACTTCTGTTTACTCTACTAGTGATAATAGTCTATGGGAATTAGAAAGACTTCAATTAGTAGGAGAAGTTGCTTCAATCATAATTGACTTCAAAGATGATTTTATAGCTGAGATGAGTGCTTTTAAAGATGAAAGCAGACCTAAATCTAAAGAATTACAAAAGGTAATTTATGCTATAGAAGCTGATATTACTTCTTGTACTAATGAGATAAATTCTATCAGATTAAAAATAGGAGAAGAGTTATTAGAGTCTAAGAAAGGAATGGTATTTTCTAAAGACCAGTTAGGAGCAATAGATGTTTCTTGGGATCACTCTATTAGAAGAATTGTTAAGGCTAGAATTATTAAGAAGACCGCTTCTGGTAAATCAGCTGACTTAGAGTTAACCTCACAATATGGACAAGAGACTTCAACTCAGGTATATGAAAAGGTAAGAATGTCTAATGTAGAGACCTTACTATGGCAGTATAGAGACTATGTCTTAAACGCTTAAAAGTTGGATTTCATCAGTATATTTCGTATATTTAAGTATAAAGAGTAGGTTATGACAGTATGGTATTTACATGGATTAGAGAGCAAAGCAGGAGGTGCGAAGGTAGACTTCTTATATAGCAAAGCTGATAAAGTATATGCTCCGGAAATGGACTATAATCATCCTGAAATGTTTACAAGCCTTCTTAAGCTAGCTAAATATAATAAACCAGATTTAATTATAGGTAGTAGTATGGGTGGTTACTTTGCAGATGCATTAGGTAGTCATTTAGATGTAGAGGTACTACTCTTTAATCCTGCTCTTCATAGTAGAACGATAGAACCAGAAGGAGTAACTTACGGCGAATCTAATTGGAAAAGAAACTTTGTAGTAGGTAATGATGATAAAGTTATAGACCCTAAAGCTACGCTAGTCTATAAGGACCTAGTTAAGAGTTATACAGAAGTAAAAGGAATGGGGCACCGAACGTTCTTAAGTGTTTTTATGGATATTTATACTAAATGGGAAACGAATCAATTGTAGATCGTATATGGACTTGTGGATGTGGAGCTTTAAACTCTCCTTATAACGCAACCTGTGGAAGATGTAAAACTGTAAATAAATGAAACTACTAAACGTATTATTAGAAAATAACTGGAGAGCTCTTTCATCAAAAGAGATAGAGGATACTAAAGAAGAATTGTTTGACTTAATTGATAGAGCTTATGCTCCATTAGGAGGACATCCAAACCTAAAGATACCAGACGATATTAAAACAGCAGGAGATAACTACTTAGTAATTGATTTAGATGATGATCCAGAAGATGATGCTACAGTGACTTACAAACATAGACCAGGAGGTACTAAGTTAGTTGCTATGGGTCATGACGGTTCTAAACCAGCCAGATCAGCAGCAGTAGCTAAAACAGTAAGTGATTTAAATCGTAAAGGATTCTACATAGAGGTTTCCGGAACGATACTAGACATATTAAAATCAAAAGGAGTTGCAATAGTAAATGACGAATCTACTGTTAGGGCAGCCCTTAAAGGAAAAGATATTACATGGCATGGAGATGGCTCTTACGATAGAAATCTAGGAGGTAAAGTACATCGAAAAGTTATGATGGGGAAACCCAATAAGAGCTAAAAAAGGACCCGCTAAAGGTTACAGCACTGTAGGTTATGCCTAGAGAAAAGTTATAGTCTGATCAGCTATAGCAGATGTAATTAAGCACGTGGTATCAGGCTGCTGCACGGTTAGAGGTTATAACTGAGGCCTGAAGAATAAACGTAATAATAGTTGGAAGTTACAATTATATTTCGTATCTTTACATAGTAAGAGGGTGAGGAAATAACCTCATCTAAAATCAAAAAAGGTTATGAGCAGAATTAACGTTACTACAAGCAACTCTAAAATGATCACAGGTAAATTATTTATCACAGGTCTAAAAATGTCAAAACTTTCGAACAAGCTTAAAGAAGCTATTGTTCAAGGATCAACAGTAAAGCATCCTACTATGGGATTACTTTACGAATATGTAGGAGCTTATTCAAGAGCGTAGTTAAATATTAAAAAATAAAGGTTATGGTAATAAATAAAGATAAAATAGTCGAGGAACTACTTGACTTGATCGCAAAGAGACAATTATTAGGAGAGACTTTTCCGGAACTTAGTAGCGATAGACTAGAAGCAATAGCTGAATCTATCAGATACGAATGGAATGAAGCTTATGACGGCGTTGGCCACATCGAAGAATTTAAAGATGTAGTTAAATGGAATCTAGAGCAAAACTTAACCCACTGGTAATGGTAGACCTCTTAGAGAAGTTATACCAGACAAATGAGATAAGTGAAGAAGTTAAACTGTTATTAATAGCAAAGTTTTATGAGTGATAAAGAAAATAAAAGATACGTAGTGCAAATGGAAATGTACGTCTATGCCGATAATGATTATATGGCTAAGAAACGAGCTAATGATTTAAGATTGTCATTAGATAATAGAAGACATTCTCAAGATGTAGTAGTTAAAGAGATAGGTGAGCAACCATTCGCTAGTTTTAATTATAGAAAGCTAGACAATCCTCACTTTCATGCTAAAGATACATCTAAAGATCCACTACCGTTTTAATGAGTAGAAAGTATATAATAGCAAAGACTAATGTAGGCTTAGGAGGCTTCTTTAAAGTAGGCGGTAAAAGATACCATGGACCTTCTTGGCAAGAAGTAGAAGAAGATACTACGTTTACTGATCTAGAATTTGAACCTACTCCTTTTGCAGAGCTATTCGAAGAAAAGAAAGAAGAGAAGCAATGGAAGTTTATATCAGCTAGATCAGGAGATGAATATGTAGTTAGATTTAATATTAGAAACGAATTGAGCTGCAGTTGCTGGGGCTATATTGGCCACGGAAAATGTAAACATATAAAAGAAGTTAAAGAGGAATTAAATGATTGAAGTAATTAAACATACACTAGGAATCTGTGGAGAGCACTGGCACCCAAATGTCATAACCTTGCTCGCCGGCTCTCCGCTGATCCTAACTACTGTACACTATATTAAATGTAAATGTGGAGGCTGGTTTAAACACAAAAAAGACTGTAGTAAATAGTTGCCTTACATAGTTATTTTTCGTATCTTTAAGTATTAAAGAGAGAGAGATATGAAACTAGATGAAGTTAAGAAAGTAATAGAAGAGGTTCTTCCAAAGGTAGAAGCTCATTATGGACATAGTAAGTTTTTTGATACGTTTCCTTATTTGGAATTTGAAACATCTATCTACGGCAGATTAGCTGATGAAGAGGATGATGGAGAGACAGGAGAAGAGACTCCTGAAGCAGAGTTCGATAGAATAGATAACTCAATTGTTATATACTATCCTAGGATGCAGAACAGAGAACATATCATCCAGACGTTAGTTCATGAGTACCAACATTACTTACAATCTCCTCTATGGATGAAGAGATATTATACGATGGGATATGATTACAGTGATCATCCTTATGAGGTTGCTGCTTATGCTGAGGAAAGTAATTGGAAAATATTTAACTAAATAGTTGCCTCACATAGTTATTTTTCGTATATTTAAGTATAAATCAAAACAATAAAGGTTATGCAAAACACAATTCTATCTTACAACTACGCTTCAAATGCAATTAAAGGCTACAGTACTTCTGCAGTCGCTAAATCAGAAAAGAATGACTGCTTCGTAAGAGCCGTAGCTTCTGCTACTGGATCTAATTATGATACAGCTCATCAATTTGTTAAAGAAAAACTAGGACGTGAAAATGGTAAAGGAGCTCAATTAGTTCCTATTCATATGATGTCTTTAGAGGATAACGGTATGGAACTTAATAACCTTAAGTACAAGGTTAAGGTTCTAGGTACTGATGAGATTACCAATCACTATAAGCTACATGGAGAAGTAGTTAAACGTCAGAAGACTGTTAAATCTTTTATTCATCAGTACCCTAAAGGAACGTTTATCGTAGGAGTTGCCGGACATGCTTTTACTATTAAAGATGGTCAGTTGATTGATAATGCAGGAGAAGAGTTTAGACCTACTCGTAAAGTTAATATGGCTTTTAAGATTACTGCAGAGAAAGTAGAGTCTAATCAATTAACTTTATTTTAGTATGAAGGTTATAAGCAGAGTTCATACTTTTACTAAAGCTCTACATATCATAGACAGTTGCGTTACTAGAGAGCAATTAGAATCAGCACAGAGATATGTAGAGTTGTTTGAGAAGATGTTCACAGGAGGTAGAAAAGAGCAGCAGATGTCAGCAGTACTCTACCTAAAGGTTAAAGAAAGAAGAAGGTTATTATGAAAAAAACAAAACATAGAATTAGAATTACGCCCATAGGCGATCCTGATTCCGCTTACGTTATTACATTAGAGACGGATGACTTAGATTGGTCTATGCAGCAATATGCTAGAAATAGAGATCCATTCACCTTTGAAGTAGATACAGAATGGGAGTAGAAAGACCAACAATTGTAGTAGTATATAAAAAGAAATGGGGTAATAAGGTTTACATGAAAGTGTTTACAGATCAACCAACTCCGGATAAGATACTGCTAGAAAAGACTAAGTTAATTCCTAAAGGAGCAGAGATATTAGACCTAGGAGTAGGTAAATCATTTATAGAACGTTATAAAACCAAACATAAGTTATGAGTAAAACTAAACAACCCCGACAGTATAGAAGTAACCAAGGGAGATCACCTCGTCAACAGGAAGGATCTTACAAAGCAATCGCAGTCTCATTTATAGGCTTATGTGTAGTATGGATGTGTGAACTAATATATAGATCACTATGAGTATAAAGAAAGTATCAGTAACTAAGACATCATCCTTTACAGTAGACGGAGAAGGTAGAGTATCAAGAGAAAGAATAGTAGACCTATCACATGATTGGTCAGAGAAGGATATAATTCTATTTAAGAAGATTGCCAAACAAGGAGGCGTCTGTAGAATTAAAGGTAAGAAGTATACAGTAGTACCAGGAGAGAAGATTACTAACTCTCAATTTCAGCCTGACGGAGGAGCAGCTAAGATGCATGGACCAGAAGAATAAGTAAAATTGATAAGTTATGGAATTATTTAATGTACCTAGAAATAGTAGAATAAAAGTAATAGTTGAGGATAAAGTACCTCCAGGAGCACCTCAAATTGCAGAAGGTGAAGAGTTAAATTTTAGAAGCATAGATGGAATGTATAGTTACTGTACCAGAGATAATGGAGAAGTAGTACATCTAGCAGCTTGGACAGAAGTAGAAGTTATATGATCAACAGCGGAAGAGAGTGGGATTGGATGGATGCATTTTCATTTGCCCTTATAACGTCTGATAAAGATGAAGATAATGATGATGAGTCTGCCTACATAGATGGAGTAGATGAGAGACCAGCTCCTAAGAAGACAGAGTATAACGACGACGAATACGATTATTAGTATGGCAATTAGACACTATTGTGAATTTGAAAGCTCTTTGTATAGAGAGATAGTAAAAGAGATGAGTGATAAGAAAGAGAAGAGTGGTGCTCTAAAAGAATTAGAAGCAGCAGGCTTTACTAAAAAGAATATCGAGGGGAGGAAGAGGGGGCGTTTCTCTCTTACTCACCGAAGGTGACACGCGCGAATTAAAAAAAGGTTATATGAGTAAGTTAGATTTTTATCCTATGATGACTCCTAGGGAGATGATAGAGGAAGGTGCCTTTGGAGGATGTTACTTCGGTCTTGAAATAGAAGAGTATACGGACTATAACTATCAAGAGTTATTCGACTTCCATTTTAAGGGCTTAGATACAAGCTTATACTTAGGAGAAACGTATAAACCTAGGCTTAATAAGTTTAAGATAAGGAGTGGTATGCCGTATGAGTATTGGAAGGAGATGAAATGGATGCATGAAGATGACCCATATGGTTGGTTTGAATGGTATTGTAAGTACAGTAGAGGTAGAAGGCATCCAGACGACGATAGGCAGATCAGACGATGGCAAGACTTTTGTGGACATAATGGAAGATGGAGAAAGAGAATATACGGAAGGATAGAAGAGACTAATGATATGGATATAAGTCCGAGGATACAACAATCATTACTTCATTGGGGTTATAGAGTGAATGAGAATGATAGAGAGGAATACAAACAATTAAAATTAATAGGTCATGACGACAGAGCAGCAATTGATAGGATGGGAATTTGATGTAACAGCTTTGAAGGGGGAGGGGGCGTTTCTCTCTCCACCGAAGGTGCCACGCGCATTTTCAACGAAAGTTATTACTAAGGACAGCCCTACCGACATACTAAAGGAGGAGGAATGGTGCAGTTATGGTGGTATGCCTTCACCAATGGCCTATATGAATGAATAGTGTCTAAGGTAGTGTAAGGCTGAGGCTATACCTATAATAAGGAACTAATAGATCATTGGAGAGAAATGAGCATATAAAGAGAGAACTACTAGTAATGTATGTATCTTCACATGAAGCCTATTAATAATAGTAAGTGTATATAAACCTATATAGATATACTCATATAAACATATAAGATTGGTAAGGTTGTATAGAATAAAACGTAGGTAATGTATGAAAGGTAAGGATGTAAGTACAGGCATGCATGTGCCTCTCCTCTTTTTTTTTCCTATAGCAATTATTTTTCAACCCTACCGACCTAAATAAAGGGGTAAAAAGTAGGTTATATGCGTAATATTTCGTATATTGTAGTATAAGGATATGGCAGATAAGAAGATGATACAGATAGATAAGGGGGTAGCCGATAGGGTGAAAGAACTATACCCAGACCTCTCTTGGAATGCTATTGTCTCCTTACTCCTATCTAAAGATTCTACTAAAGATTCTTCTAAAGATGATTTTGCCATTGTGTATGCTACTAAAGATGATCTAAAGACTCTGAAGGATAAGTTCTCTATGGTGCTTACTCAGTTGATAGATAAGAATAAGTTACAAAGATAACTGTGGTATTAGTTGCTTATATGAGTAATATTTCGTATCTTTAAGTATAAATGATAAAGGTTATGACATATACAGACAAGATTAAGGCTTCCAAGAAGGTATTTAACGCTATTACAGCTATGAAGGATGATGAATCCATTATGGTTTACTATGGTATAGGCTTTGAAGGCAGTCGAAACGAGTATAAGATACATGCTTACTCCGGTATAGCTGATAAGATGTCTTATAGTATCTGGAACAATGTACATGGGATGAATATAGATACCTTGTCAAAGACTACAGCAAAGGCTTATACATTTGATATGATGTCACAAAGAACATCGTATGCCTTTCCATTATATGAGATGGAGCTAATGGATACTCCGGCAAAGTAATTGGGGTATTAGTTGCTAGTTACAATTATAATTCGTATATTAAGGTATAAGATAAAGAGATAAAGGTTATGAAAACAGAAACATTAAAGTATTTAGGACAACAGATTGGTAAGACATTTAGTGATAACTTTAGTAACACCGGGTCAAGCCTGTTGCTATCAATCAAAGGAACTAAGGCCTTCTATATGGAGTGCTATAGTGAGTATGCTAATTATACTGGACTAGACGTTCATGGTAATAAGAGAGTAGATAGCGTAAGGGTACCAGCCGTTGGATTAAAGACGATGACTGTATATAACTTAGAGAGATGTATAATAGGTTTAAAATAAGACTATGGCTACACATATAAAGAATACATTGTTAACATTAGTATTACTAACCATAGGTACGGCCTTGATGTATGGCCTAATACAACTAGCTACCTATAGTCTATATCAAATACTTATCCATACAGAGAGATCTGCCATAGTACTAACTACTATACTAGCCATAGGCGTAATAGTGAATCATATATTGAAAGAGAGAGTAAAGTAATTCCTTCCTAAGTCCTTATAAAGCCTGACTGGTTCCTTCCGGTCGGGTGAAGGCATCTCGATATCATGGTGATAGAACACTGACAGTATAGTTCCCTAAGAGGTTGGTAACCTGCTCCTGCGGAGCATACGTGGGAGTATAAATCTGATAGAATTTAGGTGTATAGGTTAATATATATTTATATATTCATACCTTACCTATAGTGATTCTCTATTAAACAGCCTATTAAGCGAATATCCTATTACACAAAACGATCCAACCACTAGTAATATACCTAGTATCTTCTCTATTATTAAAAACGTTTCATTCATAATTAACTTGTTATCTTTCTTTATCTACCCTTATTCTCTCCTATCCCCACATAACAAATGATGTATAGAGAATTAAAAGGACCAAGAGACCACCTATTACCATACCGTCGTACTTAACTAAGTGATCATCAATTGGGTCTATATACCGTCCATATGCAAAGAAGGTTATGGCTATCGTCCATATTATAGCTATTAGAGCTACTACGGATACAGATACTATGATTGTATACCATATTGCTACTGATACTAGGGTTATTACTCCCCAGACTATTGCCTTTAAATACCTTCCTAACATATTACCCGGTTTTTAACACTATCTTATATGCTTCTTCATAAACATCTACCTGTGACATTTTACTTCCTGCGTCAGTCCTTTGGATTTCAATGACTTTGTTAAGTAGAGCTTCTCTTTGACCATGCTCATGTGCAGTATATAGTAGATTCTCTATTGTGGACATATCTTATAATGTGTTATATACTTTAATATAAGAACTTTTATGGGTTTTTCCAACTAAATACGCAAAAATTTTTTAGCAATTTTTTTTGGCTATAGCGTTTTTTCTTCGTATATTGGTTTAACGCTATTTATAATAAAGCAATATGCATAAGTTAGACCCACATACACTGTTTTCAATCTTCGAGAAAGGGGATGAAGAGGTATATAAAGAGCATGGATACGAAGACGTATTAGATAATCCATTCGTTCTTATGAATATGGTTACCAGAGGCTTAGAGAATTACGATCTTCTATGTATCATATATAACCGTAACTATAAAGAACAGTTTGCTAATGTACAGCATTTAGTTAAAGATAAATACTTCGCCAAGCTATACAATTATTTACTACGTGTAAACATAGATACAGTAGATGATATATACGAGATAGGAGAGTCATATGAGAGAAATGCCTCTAGACAAGCTCTTGATACTTTATTAGACTACTACGAAGATAAGGAAGAGTATGAAAGATGCAGCGTTATAACTAAGTATATAGAGATGTTAGTATTAGAAGAAGTAAATTCTTTTTTAAAATAGTCACTTAAATAGTTGGCTAACATAGTTATTTTTCGTATCTTTATGTATAAGAGATAGATATATGAAAACACTAAACTACAACAACACGACTACAAAAGTTCTTAGATTAAACAACAACTATTTTATTACCTCTTGGGAATATATAACTACCAAGGAATTTCACGAATTTAAATTATCTAAATCGGTCATCAAACACCCTTCGTTTAAAACCCCTCTTAGTCAAATACTAAATCCAACACAAGAATTTATATCAAAACTTTCTTAAAATAGTCACTTAAAAAGTTGTTAGTTACAAAGATATTTCGTATCTTTAAGTATAAGATAAAAAGATAAAGGTTATGGCAAATTCAAACACATTCTCAATTACTAGTCAAAGTCAATTCAATGAAACCCTATTATGGATCTCAGACCTATACAAAGATGTATACGGATCTCGTCCTAGAGGATATAACTTCAGCAACTTCACATTTAAGGAGTTAACTGAATTCGTTAATGACCTAAGTAACCAACAAGACAAAGATCTTGCCATAGAGAAGGCTTCTGAAATGAAGTCTCTTAAAGATGTAATGTCCGTAGGTGCTCCTAATAAGAAGACTGCCTTAAGATGGTTAGACCAAGCGGATGCTTACTTCATGTATGGGGATGATGACTTCTATGAAGATAGTATAGAAAAGTACGGATGGGTGTCTAAACAGTATGAACTATGTTAGGTATAAATTTTTCGAGGCAACTTCGCGCGTTTCGCGCGGCGGCCTTCGGTATTTTCCTCACACTCGCCTTATTCCTCCCTTCCTTTACCTATGCACAAGCTGTCTTTGTAACTGATTATAAACCTGAGGCTGATGTCATAGTCTACGTAACTAAGTATAGAGCAGATGCGGACTTGGTTGTTTTCGTAACTAAATACAAATACGAAGCTAACAGTAGTAATGGTATATGGTTTTACGTTGATTCTAAGTTTAAAAGTGATAAAAAGGTATTTTTTACTAAATATAGAGCCCAATCCGACGTAAAAGTGTACTATACTCACTATAAAAACCAGTCTAAATGGAGAAATTCAGAAAAGTTTCATCTTTTTCATTAAAAAAGTTGCTAGTCTGCCCAGAATTCAATACCTTCTATATGTTATATAAATCTTTAGAAAGATATAATAATAAAAATATATTTAATTAATAATATAATTATAATAATAAATTTAATAAAAAAAAATATTTAATACATAATAATAATAAATAAAAAGGTTACCTATGTTAAATGCAGAACAAATACAAAAAAATTGGGATAAACATTTAAAAATTATCAATCACTACATTACCGGTGATAGAAAAGATAAGATACTTAAAATGGTAGAAACCCTTTCGGAAATCTATATAATGGCTCCTGCAAGCGGTAAAGCTTGGTTTCACAATGCTTTCGCCGGTGGATACGTTGATCACGTGAATAGAGTTGTACAATACTCCATTAAACAGCATAATTTATATAAAGAAATGGGAGGAACAACCGATTATACCGAAGAGCAATTGGTATTCTCTGCTTTATTCCATGATTTAGGTAAACTTGGTGATGGTGTTCAACCTAACTACTTACCTCAAACCGATAAATGGAGACAAGATAAGTTATCTGAGAAATATAAGAACAATCCAGATATAGATTTTATGTTAATTCAAGATAGATCTTTATATATACTTCAGAAATTTGGTATTCAATGTGATCAACAAGAGTTTATAGCTATCAGAATACACGATGGAGTGTTTGATAAAGCTAACGAAGCTTACTTCTTCAGTCATCAGGAAAGTTCTAGACAAAAAACTAACATGGTTTCAGTATTACACACAGGAGACTTCTTAGCCTCTAAGGTAGAATACGATTTATGGAAGAAAACTACCCCTTCAGGTGCTTCTAAACCTCAAAATGTTAAAACCTCAACAGGTAGACCAGTAAAATCATCAGAAGGATTAACTAACTTACTTAAAAACATATAATATGGACTTTCAACCTACAACTTTATTTATAATAGTAGCTATTTTAGTTGCTCTTTCCGGAATACTTTCGTATATTATTAGAAACCTATTAATACAGGTAGAGAAATACGAAGACATTACAGTAGACCAGACACAGTACCTACAGCGAATATCGGATCTCATTGGAGATTCTAAGAAA